CATTTTCTCAATATAAGCTTTTATCTAAAAAAAGAGAAAGAGATATGTTTGGATCTTCTACTATATATGAATATCTTTTAAATGATGAAGATTATAAAACACCATCAGGTTTAAAATTTAATTTAAAAACTATAGGTTATGCTATGGCTGAGGGAAGAGAAAAAAATCTTTACCATATAAAAACAGATGTTTACTATAAAGGAAAATTACTAACAGAACCTAGTGGTATTCCTGGAGCACGTGATGTAGTTTTTTCTGTTAATAAAGCTAAGAAATGGCTAGATAAGAATGGAGAAGATTTTATTAAAGGAAAAAAATATCAATACAAAAGTACTTAATAACAAAATAGAGCCTTCAGAAATGAAGGCTCAATTTAACCTAAGTTTGGCCTTCGGCTAATCTTATCTTATATTTAATTCTAAAATAATAAACAGTTATGGATTTAGCACAAATCAAGCAACGTATGCAATCGTTGCAAAACAAAGGTAAAGGCGGCGGAAACAAAGATGACCGTGCCAAGAATTTCTGGGTTCCACCAGTTGGTAAATCAGTGATTCGTATTGTTCCATCTAAATTCAACAAGGCAAATCCGTTCAAAGAAGTAATGTTCCATTATGGTATTGGAAACAAAACCATGTTGTCATTAACTAACTTTGGAGAAAAAGATCCAATTGTTGAGTTTGCACAGCAACTTCGTAAAACTAGTGACAAAGAAAATTGGTCATTAGCTAAGAAGATTGAACCTAAAATGAGGGTGTTTGTACCTGTTATTGTCCGTGGTGAAGAAGACAAAGGTGTTCGCATGTGGCAGTTTGGTAAAGAAATGTATCTCGAATTGTTAGGTATTGCTGAAGATGAGGATATCGGAGACTACACCGACATTATGGAAGGTAGAGATTTAACAGTTGATACAGTTGGTCCTGAAGTTACAGGTACTAAGTTCAACAAATCATCTATTCGTATTAAACCGAAAACTAGCCCATTGACTGAAGACAATGAAGTTATTAAGAAATGGATTAGTGAACAGCCTGATGTTTTATCACTCTATAAAAAGTATGAGTTTGATGAAATGAAGACTATGTTAATGGAATGGTTAGAACCATCTGAGGACAATGGTGAAGAAACAACTGAAGAAGTTACTGAAACACCAGTACAAGAAGCTCCTAAGGCTAACTATACCCTTAACACTAAGAAAAAAGGGTTTGATGAAGATGAATTTGATGAACTATTTAACAAGTAATTAAAATGGCTAAATCTGCTAAAAGTGTAAATGCAAGTGTATCACAAGCAATTAAGGGTACATTTGATCTTGATAAGTTCAAGAAAACTAAAAAGCTAGACCAATCGTCTAACTTTAAAACCCAAAAGTGGATTCCATTTTCACCAGCTGTACAAGACGCTCTCTCAATACCAGGCGTGCCTATGGGACATATTACCATAGCTAGAGGCGGCTCGGATACAGGTAAAACAACATTAATGATTGAAACAGCGGTGAATGCTCAGAAAATGGGCATTCTACCGGTGTTTATCATTACTGAGATGAAATGGGATTTCGCTCATGCTCAAAAAATGGGCTTTCAATGTGAAGCTGAAGCTGATGAAGCTACAGGTGAAGTAATAAATTACAAAGGTTTTTTTCTATATGTTGATAGATCAACTCTTAATTCAATTGAGGATGTAGCAGCATTTATGGCTGACATTTTAGATGAACAAAAGAAAGGTAACTTACCTCATGATTTATTATTCTTATGGGATTCAGTAGGTTCTATACCATGTGATATGAGTATTGAACAAGGTAAAAACAATCCAATGTGGAACGCTGGAGCAATGGCTACACAGTTTGGTAATTTTATCAATCAGAAAATCCCACTATCACGTAAAGAATCATATCAGTTTACTAACACATTCTTTGTAATTAATAAAACAGGTGTTCAACCAGCTTTAACTCCTATGAGTCAACCTCGTATGACTAATAAAGGTGGTAATACAATGTATTGGGACGCCTCAATTGTAATTACATTTGGTAATGTTACAAATAGTGGTACAAGTAAGATTCACGCTCAACATAAGGGTAAGAAAGTAGAATTTGCTAAACGTACTAAGATCGCTATCGATAAAATTCATGCTGATTGTGGAATTGCTACCACATCAACAGTAATTGTTACACCTCATGGATTCATTCCAGATGACAAAGATGATGAGAAAGCTTATAAAGCAGCTCATGCTCATGAATGGTTTGGTGAGGGAGTAAAAATTGATGAGATAAAGGTTACTGAGGATAATAGTGAGTGGGAAGAAAGTAGTAAGATATCTCCAATGATTGAAATCGATAATGACGATGAACAAGACGTTTAAAGATATACTGTCCAATATTAAGAATACTAAGCAAGAAGCCTTGTATTTAAACAGTAAGGTACTCTTAGTAGACTCAATGAATACCTTTTTAAGAAGTTTTGCCATGATCAATCATATGAATCCAAGTGGAGCCCACATCGGTGGGCTCACTGGGTTCTTAAAATCGATTGGTTTTGCAATTCGTCATATTAAGCCTACAAGAGTTATTCTAATATTTGATGGTAATGGTAGTACTACCAATAAAAAGAATCTATATCCAGAATATAAAGCACATAGAAAACTACAACGTATAACTAATTGGGATGGTTTTGATGGTAAAGAAGATGAATCAGCCTCTATTGAAAATCAAATGTTACGTTTAGTAGAGTATTTAAAGTGTTTACCTGTTGATTTATTATCTATTGATAAAGTAGAAGCTGATGATGTTATAGGTTATATAACAAATAAATTAGATGGTGAAGTACATATAATGTCTGCTGACCAAGATTTTCTACAATTAGTAAATGATAAAGTAACAGTGTACTCACCTATTAAGAAGAAATTCTATACACCTAAATTAGTAAAGGAAGAGTATGGTTTATATCCTCAAAACTTTATTAATAAAAAAATATTAATGGGTGATGATTCAGATAATATACCTGGTGTTAAAGGATTAGGACCTAAAAAACTATTTAAATTATTCCCAGAATTAGAGGCTAATTTTGCAGTCACATTAGATAGTATATTTACTAAGTCTGAAGAGTTAGTTAACGAACATGGATTATATGGTGATATAGTTAACTTTAAAAAACAACTACTTATCAATCAACAACTAATGGATTTGTCTGATCCTGACTTACCAGAAGACAGTTTAGAAGAAATAGAACAAGTATTAACAAATGAACCTAATAGATTAGATAAGTTACATTTCATAAAGTTTTACAATGAAGACAGATTAGGTAATTCAATCCCTAACGTAGAGATTTGGCTTAACGAAATTTTTTCTTATCTTCAGGTATATAAATTAAAATAGTTATGGTTGCTTTTAGCAAATTAAATCAGTATGGTTTGAATTTTCAAACCAAGGTTATTAGCTCGCTTTTAAAGAATAAAAAATTCTTACTTAATATTCGTGATGTTGCTACACCAGAATATTTTGATAACCAAGCACACCAATGGTTAGTAGAAACAATTATTAAGTATTTTGATAAATGGCATGCTACTCCTACATTAGACACTTTACATATTGAGGTAAAGAAAATAGATAATGAAGTATTAAAAACATCAGTAGTAGAACAATTAAAAGAAGCATATAAAGCAACAAATGAAGATGCTGAATATGTTGAAGCTGAATTTAGTAATTTTTGTAAAAACCAACAACTAAAGAAAGCATTATTAACATCTGTAGATTTACTACAATCTGGAATGTATGATGATATTAGACATTTAATTGATTCAGCGTTAAAAGCAGGTATGGATAAGAATTTAGGCCATGAATATGAAAAAGATGTTGAAGACAGATATCGTGAAGAATATAGAAATCCAGTTGCCACACCTTGGCCTGGTATTAATCAGTTACTACAAGGTGGATTAGGTGGAGGAGATTTTGGACTAATATTTGGAGGTCCTGGTGGTGGTAAGAGTTGGTCATTAATTGCTTTAGGAGCAGCAGCTGTACAAGCTGGATTTAATGTTAATCACTATACACTTGAGTTAAGTGAAGCATATGTTGGTAAACGATATGATGCTTGTTTTACTAACATATCAGTAAATAACATTCAAAACCATAGAACAGACGTTGAAAAAACAGTATCTAATTTATCTGGTAAATTGGTTATTAAAGAATATCCAACAGGTAAAGCAACTATAAGTACTATTGAAGCACATATTCAAAAATGTAAGGATTTAGATCAAATGCCTGATTTAGTTATTATTGACTATGTCGACTTATTACGTGCTAATAGAACAAGTAAAGAACGTAAAGAGGAAATTGATGATGTTTATGTTGCTACTAAAGGTTTAGCACGTGAATTAAATGTTCCAATTTGGTCTGTGAGTCAGGTTAATCGAGCAGGCGCTAATGATAATATTATTGAAGGTGATAAAGCAGCTGGTTCATATAATAAAATGATGATTACAGATTTTGCAATGTCAATTTCACGTCGACGTCAAGATAAAGCAGGTGGTACAGGTAGATTCCATATTATGAAAAATCGATATGGTATGGATGGTGTTACTTATTCAGCTGTCATAGACACATCAACAGGTCATATACAAATTGACACTGATGAATTAGATGAAGAAACACTTGAAAGAGAACGCCCAGTTAAATTAAATGAAAATTTTGACTCTGTAGATAGAGATATACTTAAAAAGAAATTTTTTGAACTTAATAACCAATAGTTAGTTTAATATATTTATACCTATATGAGTAAGGTTGTATTAGTATCATGTTCCGCTGGTAAAGAAAGTCAAGCAGCTCCTGCTGAAGAGCTTTACAATTCCGATTTGTTTAAAAAACAATTGGAATACGCCAAAAAACTAACTAGCCCAAATGATATATACATCATCTCCGCTAAGTATCATTTAGTACCTTTACGTGCTAAAATTGAACCATACAATAAGACATTAAAAGAAATGCCAGCCCCAGAACGTGAGAAATGGGCTGAAGTTGTTTTAAAACAATTACAACAAAAAGGTTATAACCTTGATAAAGATAAGTTTGTTATCTTAGCAGGAAATGCTTATCGTCAATATTTAGAACCCCATATGAAGAATGTTGAAGTTCCATTTAACGGTCTTCGTATAGGACAACAAAAGAAAGCGTTGTTACAAAAACTTAAAGAAGCTATCATTAAGTTAACAACCAAAATAATTAAGGAAGTTAAAAAACTTTATAAAAATGGTATACTCTAAAAAGCAAATAGAGGAGTTAATGATTCAATATCTTCAAGATAATGAAGATTTTGGTGATATATCTGAATCAGAATTGATTAATGAAGTGTTTAATGGTTTTAAACCTTTGCTTTTAGAAAATACTAGTGACAGAATCTCTGAGTCACTTCTTCAAGAACATGCTTTAACACTTAAAGGTGTACCTAAAGATATTTTTGAAGATTTTGTTTTGTATCTTCAGATGACTGATTTAGACAGTCGCTTACTTTAAATTAAAAACAAAAAAGAAAAGCTGCTGAGAGGTGGCATGACAACATACACTTAACTTTTAAATTATATAATCAAAATGGACGTAACACAAGAAATTCTATCTGACATTACCACGTACATGAAGTACGCCAAATTCAGACCTGAATTAAACAGAAGAGAAACATGGGAAGAATTAGTAGACAGAAACAAGGAAATGCATATTAAAAAATTTCCTAAATTAAAAAATGAAATTGAAGAAGCTTACAAGTTTGTATATGATAAAAAAGTACTTCCGTCAATGCGCTCTATGCAATTTGCAGGTAAGCCCGTTGACATCAATAATGCTCGTATATTTAATTGTTCTTATCTTCCTATTGATGACATCGCTTCCTTCAGCGAAATAATGTTTTTACTTCTTTCTGGTTGTGGAGTAGGGTATAGTGTTCAAAAACATCATATTGAAAAATTACCTGTTGTAAGAAAGCCATTAAAATCAAAGCGTTACCTTGTAGGTGACAGTATTGAGGGATGGGCTGATGCTGTTAAAGTATTAGTTAAATCTTATTTACGTGGTGGAGCACTTCCATTATTTGATTTTAGAGATATTCGTCCTAAAGGTGCCCAATTAATCACTGTAGGTGGTAAAGCACCTGGTCCAGAACCACTTAAAATTGCTTTAGTGCATGTACAAGCTATCTTAGATAGAAAAAAAGATGGTGAACAACTTACATCAATTGAATGTCATGATATTATTTGTCATTTAGCTGATGCTGTGTTGTCAGGCGGTATTCGTAGAGCTGCTCTTATTGCCTTATTTAATTTGGATGATGAAGATATGTTAACTTGTAAGTTTGGAAACTGGTGGGAAAACAATCCACAACGTGGAAGAGCTAATAACACAGCTGTATTAATTAAATCTAAAATTGAAAAAGATACATTCCTCGAATTATGGAAGAAAATCGAATTAAGTAATTCAGGTGAACCAGGATTTATCTTCTCAAACGATAAAGATGCTGGAACTAACCCATGTGCTGAGATTAATTTGAAACCAAATCAGTTCTGTAACTTATGTGAGGTAAATGCTTCAACAGTTGAATCACAAGAGGATTTAAACGCTAGAGTTAAAGCAGCAGCATTCATTGGTACATTACAAGCATCATATACTGATTTCCACTACTTAAGAGATGTTTGGAAAAAAACAACTGAAAAAGAAGCATTATTAGGTATTGGAATGACTGGTATCGCTTCAGGTGAGGTATTAAAATATAGCTTAAAAGAAGCAGCTAAAATTGCTACTGAAGAAAATGCTCGTTTAGCTGAGGTAATTGGTATTAATAAAGCAGCTCGTGTAACATGTGTTAAACCATCAGGTACTACCTCATTAGTATTAGGTACATCAAGTGGTATTCACGCTTGGCATGATGACTTCTATTTAAGAAGAATCCGTATTGGTAAGAACGAGGCATTATACACTCACTTATCAATTCATCATCCTGAATTGTTAGAAGATGATTTCTTTAAACCAAACATTCAAGCAATTGTAACTATTCCTCAGCGTGCTCCTAAAAACGCTATTGTACGTCCTAAAGAAACAGCTGTTGAATTACTTGAACGTATTAAGAAATTCAATAAAGAGTGGATTAAACCAGGTCACAGAAAAGGATCCAACATGCATAACGTATCAGCTACAGTAAACATTAAACAAGAAGAATGGTCAACTGTAGGTGAGTGGTTATGGGAAAATA